CCTCGTCAGGCTTAGGTTCAGATTCAGACGGGCTGGGATCATCCAATTCCAATTCAGATTCCTGCGGTGGCGAATCCGCCGGAGCATTCACGCCATCTAGTTGTTTACTTAATTCGTTCATATTTTCTCCGTTCCAGATAACGCACTGGTGCTGCGAATCCGGATAAAATACGTATCCCTACTTACACTATACCTTTTACCATTTTACGTCCACGGGACGATTTATTGTATTTTGCTATACCTTCTTGTGCTTGTTTTGATTTTTCTTCTTCAACGTACTGCTGATATTCTGGACTCCCATAACCTTTACGAAGTCTATATCCGCCAGCTACCAATCCACGTATAATATTCTGTCTCTTACGTTGCCTTAATGCGGCTTTACTGGGTTTAGCCATTTTTTGTCAACTCTCCTATCAAATCATTGATTGCATTACGATATCCCGCCGCATAACGAATTTCCGGGAAATCGCCTGTCGTAACCTTGGTCAATAACGATTCATCTGCACGTTTTTGCCATTCATGTAGCGATTCTATAAATACCCTCCAGTCTATATGTTCCTTAAGTTGTCCACTTTTTATCGCCATTACTGAATACCTCCCTCAAGTGCTTCGAGATCCGAACCACCGGCCAACGTCATGCCTGTTGGTATATTGTTGGCTGTACCTGCTCCCTGGACAGCGCCTCCCTGCATTTGCTGAAGTGCCGCAAAACGAGCATGTCCCGCATAATGCGCCGCAATCAAGGCCGCCCCCCAAGTGTCAATCATTTCATTGAATTCCTTGCCCATCTTAAATTTGGTTATGACTTGCATGTGTTCCATGTGATTGTCCAGGGGCAACGGCTCAACCATGTGTCCATCCAAAAGCATGCGTATCTCGCTCATTTGATCGTATGGAGGATGCGTACCGCCTTCGCCTGGAAGTCTTGGTAAAAGCTCATCCACGTTAGCACCCTCGCTCCAGTACTGTAAAAAGTTGGCTATGACATTCTTTCTGGCCTGCATATCCTGCATATACAGGGGATCGGAAAGAAGTGTCGATGTACGCACCTGTGCAATGGTCCGCATAACTTCGCGGTTAGTGTTAACACTGTTACCCTTGAACGCAAACCGATAGCGGCCACGCAATTCCTTGTTCGTGATTTTGCGTGGATTTATTTCGCCTGTCACGTAGTATTCTTTTTCATCTGGCGCAAAAGCAGAATACAATGCATAAATCTGGTGAATGAGTTCCTGCCAACCTTCCTTCTGTGCGGCCCGAATAACTGCATCGACTTTGATGCCAGCCTCACTAAGAAGCGCCAATGTACCTCGCGCCGTCCTTGGTGCATTACGCACTTGACTGGAGCCTGCCGCTTGTGGGCTTACCGTAAGGCGATCCGCAAACATGAGCATTGAATCCAGGGCACTCAAATTAGCCAATGGTTCCTGGGAAAATTTCGGGAACATTACGCCATTGATATCCCCGATTGGGTACATTTGGCCCGGTTCTAGACCGTTAATAGGCTGCGAATCAGTTGTAAATGCCGTCGGATTATAAAACCCGAAAGGATTGTTGATAATTTCCTGGGCATCATTAACCAAATTTACGATACAATTGGATTCTACGTTGATAGGAGCCAGCAAATCGCCAAGCGATACTGCATAAAAGCGATTGCTGATAGGTATATACTTCAAAACCGCAAATGGCCGTCTTCCGTGCGGAAAACGCTCCTCCAAATACTCGGATTTCACGATTTTTTTAAGCCCATAAGGTATATGGTAGATAACTTCGGAAAAAATGCCATCATCCATCAAATCATCGCGCGTATATACCTCCAAAATGAGATATTTGCCGTTATGATAGGGACGTATTTCCGGCACAGGTTCCGCATTTTCGCCGGTTTCGCCTATGGCTTTGTCTTTTTGGCTTTTGAGGCCTTTATTGTCCGGGATTTCCTCGGTTTTTTCGGCTGATCCCCCGCCTTTTTTAAGTGTTGCCGCTTCTTCTTCGCTGATTTCCCAATCTTCGTACTTGATTTTTTGCTGAATTTCTGCGTAATTGAGGTAATAAAGCCTAGTGATGCGCGGAGCAGTTTGAATATCGTCGGTTCTGTAGGGTACCACGAAGTCTTCATACTCGATTGCCTCTACTTCTACGTTATCTTTGTCCAAAACTTCCCGGTAAACATATACCTGGATCTCATCCACATAATCACTGGGATGAAACTCTACGCGCACATCCTCGTACTTGCGCCTATCTTCCACAAAATCCACCAAAAATGCACGCCCGGTTAACTTTTCCTGAACCGTGGTCAGGACTTCATCTTCGATTTCCACTCCGCCATCATCTTTTACCGTTAATGCGCTGGGAAAAATTTCAAATATGATTTCCCCGATAGTCTTCTCACGTGGTTCCGGCACGATAGCGCCCATAACATCTGTTTCACCGGCATACAGTATTGTCTTGATTGCATGGATTTGTACCGTACGCTTGAATACTTGATTATACCACGGCATTACAATGCTTACGCCATCTACATACCTATTACGCATCCACATTTCCGTAGTTGCATAAAAATTCGGCACATCAGTTTCTACGGCCCAATTGATGTAACGTTGGACGTTGTCCACTTCATCAACATTGTACTCGCCGCCTACACGCTCGACATGGATATGGGGATCGGCATTCCAAAACGCATTCATTTCCTTCGGAACCATCATCTCCACTTTTTCAGTCAACACCGGCAAATGTATATCACTTTGGCCTTCGTACCTGAGTTGGCGCATGGAAATGCCGTTATAGATATTGCGGATTATTTCGCGCCGCTTGAGATGAGGGTAACGATCCCGGATATCGCTTTCTACGAGTAAGGTTAATTCCTTGCCCTTCGTTTCGCGCTCATCGTTACTTAATTGTATTGTAGTTGGCATAATGTATGTACCTAATCTGTTATCAAAACTTCCACGGATACAGTCGTTGAAGCATCGTTAAACAAATACACATGTGTAAACGATCCTACAAACCCCAGTACCTTGGCTGTCCACATGTCGGCTGTAGTTGCCGTAACAAGGCTTATCTTGATTGCTGTTTCCGCCGCAACAAGCAAATGTTGCCCCGTGCTTACACCGCCCATGTTTACTTCCTCTGCACCAGCCATGTTGGACGCTAGCACAAGCCTGTCTGCCGAATGTTCCGTATATGTTTCATCGTCCGGATTGGCTGTATCGAATCGTTGATTATAAAGCACGTTGTCATTTCGTGTAAGTTCAATCCTAAATAATTCAGATACCCTTAGTACGTCAGTCACCGTATTCCTCCATAAACCCCTAATCCGCGAGCGTATTTTGGAACACGCTTAGTACGATCACCGGGGCCACGTAATCCTCGCATGTTATCATCGCCAGCACGCTCATTGCGTCGTTTATCGAATGCATGGCCACGCAGCATGTAATAATTTACGCCCAACTGGAAAATGTATCTAATGCAACTAATGAAATCGTCATGCACCTTCCTGTAGTCTTGCTTCTCCCCTTTGAGATCACGCTGCTTACCGCTGGACCAATCATCGTAGCAAAAATTCAAGAAATCATTTTTCACATGGCGGCAATTGTTGAACACCATGAGTTGCGGTTCTCCCCACTCGTATTTACCGAGACTCAAGGCATCGTGAATCGCATCAAATCCGGCATCGGCATTTTGCTTGGGCGCAATCTGTACCGGCATACCTTCTACCGCAAATCGCCGCCAAACACTATCACCGCTGGTACGTTCATTTTGCCGCGAAGAACTATCTATGACGCGAAGCGTTACGTCTTCCTTGCGCTCCAATTCCCGTATACGTTCCACGCAATCAGCCACGGTTTTGACCATAGGATCAAAAAGATCCCGGTACACGTATATTTGATTGTCGGGCGATATGGCTGCCCACATCACTGCGATGGGTTTTCGTGGATGGGGATCAATTACACATACACGCGGCCATTTGAGTGGCAATTCAAAGGGATCTATCCAGTACGGCGGTTCTGGAAGCCAGCTTTTAAATACACGTCCAGCCAAATGCAATGAATAGCCGTATATTCTTGCCTCTTTTTCCTCATCACGCAAACTATCTATGAATTCCTGAATATCCTCACGACTTAAATACCCCCCATTATCTATACAATTATCCCATATATTAAATCTTACTAAACGTATGTTGCCTTTATCTTCATTAGCTTTATGAATTAACTCATCAGCCATCCAAGGTTGCGATATATGGGTAAACGAAAGCCAAGCATGCCCAGAAAAATCTACCAATCCACGTTTAAGGCCTATAAATTTATTATAATCACACGGCTCATCTACTGAAAAATAATGACCATTTGGTCCCTCAAATGCAGAGTCCTCTTGGTCATTTGACATTAAATATGTAACGCTACCATTATTCCAATCAATTTCCACCGGAATACCACGATTGTCTTTCTTGATCGTAAAACTTTCACGGGGTGCCCATTCGCGTAATTTCTGCCAGATTGTTTGCTGGATTGCTTGCTGATAATTCTGAGCCAGCACACGCCCGATATTTGGCACTGGAATGGGTTTGCCATTGGCGAGCCGCACGATGCGGTCTGGATGATCGGCACTAAGCCACGGTCTATAGCCTAACGCATGAGCAATAACTTCGCTAATATTCCACGTAGTTTTACCGGAACGGTTACTTCCTGGCACAACCACAGTATATACGCCTTTTTCATTAAGTAATTTTGTAGCAAGAGATTGTTTAGGGTTTGCCTTAAAGAACACAATTTTATTTGTAAGGTATGCCGCTTCCAGGGCACTTAAAGTTTGATATAAATCGCGCAGTTGTTCTTTAAGCATAGTTTTTCAATTTCTGCCGAATCATTGCCTTGTAAAGCCCATTCATCTGCTTTTCGTTGAGATTAAGACCTATGACCTTGATTTCCGGTTTGACGGCATCGTCCGCACA